CGGTATTAAAGGTAAAAAAAGAAATTACTCTTACTACTATAATTTAGACCAAGTGAATTGCATTTATAGAAATAGTCTTGAAATAGTTATTCCAAAAGTAATTTACGTAACTATTGCGCCATCCGATGTGTATCAATCACGAATGAATTACGACCCTAATTTATAATCATTCTTAATTAATTTTTATATATCTTTGGCATATCGATTAAAGGTACTGGAACTACCTCGAAAAAATAACCGTTTGAAAAATAGCGGTTTTTTATTAATTATTAACGTAAAAATATTTACAAATTATGAAAGAAACAAATTTTAGAATTATCGAATTACCAACACATCAGGTATTGTTACAAAAAGATTTTAGTAATGACGATGAGCAAGAAGAAGCAGATTTATTGTTAGTTGTTTTTTATATTGACGATGTGAAGTGTCAATACTCTTATGGATACAAAAACAAAGAAACAAGGGATAAAGTATTTTTATCTATAACCGATGAACAAGCTCAAAATACATTAGATGTAGCTTTAAAAATGTTTGAGTAATGAAACAAAAAATAGAAAAACTATTATTGCAGTACTCTAAAATAGAGTTATGTGAAAAGTTAGGAATATCAAGACCTACTTTAGATGCAAGAATTGAAAAGCAGAATTGGAAAAAATTAGAAATCGAAAAAATTAATAAACTATGAAACAATCAATTTTTCTACTCGGTTGCGTAACATCCGCAATAGGTGTTATTTTAGGAGCGTTCTTTGATTACCGATTCTTCGCATTGGTATTTTTAGGACTTATAGTGTGTGCATGTATAATTAAAAAATTAGATAAAGATGAGTAACTTACCAAAAATTAAAGATTTATATTCAGATATTATTGTAGCTCAAAAAAACGATGCTTTTGTTACTTTAATGAACCAACAACCAAAAACGGAATGGGTTAAAGTACATCCGTTTATTAAAAACTACAAATACTTACCTATTGAGAGAATTGAGTTTCTTTTAAAAACTATTTTTAAATCATATAGAATTGAAGTATTGCGTGAGGGAACTTCTTTTAACGGTGTTTATGTAGTTGTTCGTGTGCATTATTTACATCCGTTAACTAACACGTGGGAGTTTCACGATGGAGTTGGTGCAAGTCAATTACAAACGGCAAAAGGTACATCACCAGCCGATTTAAACAATATAAATAATGGTGCTTTAAGCATGGCATTTCCTATGGCAAAAACAATAGCGATAAAAGATGCTTGCGACCATTTTGGTAATTTATTTGGAGCAGACTTAAATCGTAAAGACGTTATTAGTTATGATATTGATTTAACATTAATTGATTTAACACCTGAGCATCCGAATTGGGATAAAGTAAAAGTTGCTATTGAAAGCGGGAACTTTACTATTGAACAAGTAAAATCAAAATACACATTGTCTAACGAAAATGAATTATTATTATGTCAGAATTTAAAATAAGAGCTTCGGCTGGTGGTAATTTGATGACTGAGCCACGTAGTAAAACCGAAATACTTTCAGAAACCACAAAAACGTACGTTTACGAATGGTTAAAAGAAAAGATTTACGGTGTTAAAAAAGAAATTAAAAGTAAGTATTTAAACAAAGGTTTAAAACTAGAAGATACCGCAATAGATAAATCAATTGAATGGTTAGATTTACCTTTTGCAATTAAGAATGAATTATTCTTTGAAAATGATTACTTTTGTGGAACGCCTGACTTAATTGTTGACGGCGTTGTTTATGATACAAAATGCAGTTGGGATTGTTTTACGTTTCCATTATTTGAAAATGATATCCCAAGTAAAGATTATTTTTATCAATTGCAGATTTATATGGAACTTACTGGTTGTAAAAAAGCTACTTTAGTTTATGTACTTTTAAATACACCTGATGAATTAACCTACGAGGACAAACACAACTACGATTCAGTAGATAAAAAATACAGAATTAAAACCTATGAAATTAACTACGATTCAGAGGTTATTGAAAAATTGAAAACAAAAGTAGTTCAAGTAAGAGAATTTATAAAAACCTTAAATTATTAAAAGATGAGCAGTTTATCAAATGTTTACATTAAAAAAGAAACTTTAGAAGTGTTATTAAAAACGCTAAACGCTAAAGGCGAAAAAGGAATTAGTATTGATATTTCAATAAGTGAGCAGTCAAACGACTACGGACAAAATTTGTCCGCTTACGTAAGTCAATCAAAAGAAGATAGAGAAGCTAAAAAAAATCGTTACTACGTAGGTAACGGGAAATGTTTTTGGACTGATGGGACTATTGAGGTTGCAAAAAAGAAAGAAGTTCATAATGCAGAGCCAATGTCAGGTGCAGAAGAAGAAAAAGATGACTTGCCATTCTGAGAAAATGAAAACTTCCGTTTACTCGTAAAAACTTTTGATTTAATCCGAATTTAATTTTTAAGTTCGGATTATTTTTTGTAGGTTTGTATTTGAGTTGTTGGTGGAGCATCAATTCAATGAAAGAAATTTTTTAAAGCCTGATAGTGCGGAACTCCACTTCCAATCTATCGGGCATTTTTTATTATGTAATTTTTTAATTTAATATAACTTATGGAACACAAACAAAATTTAGAAACACTATTAAATCAATCAATAACTATTATTGAAGACGAGGGTATGATTATTTTACAGATTGATAATAATAATTCTCTTGAATCTGTATTTATAACAAAGAAAGAACTTCATTCTTTTATAGGTACATTACTTCACGTTCAACAAAAAATGAAGTAATTATGGATAAATCTATTTTAAAAAGATTGGCAGATAATGGATGTTCTATTATTCCGGTTGACGAAAATAAATGTCCTATTGGTGCTTGGAAAAAATACCAAACAAGCGCAAGAACTAAAGAAGAAATTGAGCAGTTAAATTCTCCTTTGTATGGTCTTATAACTGGATATAATAATTTAGAGGTTATTGATGTTGATTTAAAAGTATTTGCAACACTACAAGAACAAAACGATTTTTGGAACGAATATTTATCATTCTTAAAAGACAATGTTGATGACTTTGATTTGAAGTTTGTTATTTATAAAACTAAACGCCAAGGTTATCACATTTTATATCGTTGCAACACTATTCAAGGAAATACAAAAATTGCACGTTTAAAAGAGCACAAAGAAGCCGTTATTGAAAGTCGTGGCCAAGGCGGTATGGTTGTAATTTATGAGAATAGAATTAGTAAATTATCTTACTCGGAAATTCAAACTATTACAGAACGTGACCGAGATATCGTTTGGTCAATATCTAAAACCTATAACTATGTTGAAGATATAAATATTGAATTACCAAAAGTAAAAGAAACTACTTTTAATGAATCTATTATAAAACCTTGGGATGATTACAATGAAAAAACTTCAATTTTTGATATAATTTCGGATGACGTTAAAATAGTAAGAACTTTATCAGATAAATACATTATTAAACGTAATGGTTCTGAAAATCCAACGTCCGGAAGTGTTTTTAAATCGAATGGCTGTATGTATCTTTTTTCTACCGGAACAATCTATCCACACGAAAAACTAATAACTCCTTTTATTGCTTATACTTACAAATATCATAGAGGCGATTTTTCAGAATCGGCCAAAGAAATTTATAGGCTCGGTTTTGGTACTCGAATGGCCAAGAAGCAAATTGAAATTGAAAAAAGAGAATTACCGAAAATTAATAAAAATGATTTAGTTTTCCCTATTGATATTTTTCCTAAGCCAATACAAAGTTATATTTTAGAATGTAACGAAACTTTAGATAGTTCAATAGATTATATGGGTTGTTCTATGTTGTGGTTAATTTCAGTTGTAGTTGGTAACTCAATACAAATAGAAGTTAAAAAAGGATGGAATGAAACAGCTACTATTTGGCTGGCCGTAGTTGGTAAAGCTGGACTTGGTAAAACCCCGTCTATACATAATATTATAAAACCTTTATTATCGGCAAACAACAAGGAGATTAAAAACTATATTAAGCAATCTGAAAAATTTGAGTACTACGATAAATTATCGGCCAAAGAAAAAAAGGAACACGAAGAAATACATAAACCAGTTAAAACTCAATTTATTGCTAATGATATTACTATTGAAGCATTAGTTGAATTGCACCAAGAAAATAAAAATAGTATTGGAGTTTTTAAAGATGAACTGGCCGGATGGTTTAAAGATATGAATAAATATCGTGAGGGTTCTGATTTGGAGTTTTGGCTATCTACTTGGAGCGGTAAAGCTATTTCGTTAAATCGTAAGACGGCCAAAAGTTCATTTGTAGATAAACCTTTAGTTTCTGTTCTTGGAGGAATACAACCAAGCATTTTGAATTCATTTTATACAGATGACAATAAAGATAATGGTTTTATGGATAGGATGCTTTTATCATACCCTGATTTAGAAATTGAAAACTGGAATGATAAGGAAATGAACTATGATACTATTCAATGGTATAATGATAGTTTAATTGCGTTCTATGAAACAATAAAGCATAAAGTAATAGAATACGATGATGACGGTGATATAAAGCCTAAAATTGCTATTATTCCACCTGAAAGTAAAAAAGAATGGATTAGAGTATTTAATGAATATACTTCAATTCAAAATTCAGACGAAGAAAACGAATATATGAAATCTATGT